GGTTTGGTGCTAAGAAGAAAGCAAAGACTCAAGAAGCAATTGATAACGTAAGAGAATTTTGGTTGCGTGATTATCTATTGAAATTGAAAGACCCAACATTAGAGGAGTTTTTTGGATGACTGTTATTCTTAGTTGTGGGCATGAAGAAAATGATTTCGATAAACACTACAATATAATGACAAAAGGTGAAGACGTAGGTGTAGATGGTTGGCACCGTACAATTTCATATATGACTGTTTGTGGATCATGCAAACATTGGTACCAAGAAAATAACGATATACTCTATAATGAAGAAGAAGCGATGGAATGGTTGAATGGCGATGAATTATCTCGATAAGCAAAATCGCCGAGAGGCATTTATTCGTTGGTATGCATGGTCATTACAATATGGTGATTGCGACCCTGCTGTATGGGCAACGAATTATCTAAACAAACGATACGAACATAACGATGAACAACGTCTGTGGTTATGTTGGTTGTATGGCAACACATACTATCTTCCAACTGCATGGGTGTTGATGAATGAGTTTCCAGACTTTGAATTGGCAACTGTAGATCGTATGGAGCAGTGGAATACTGCTAATTACAAACGACTGCGTTATCAAACAGATACAAAGTGGAATAAGGGTCATCTTCCTGCGATGTTCGAATCATATCAAAAGTTTATCGGTAATAAAACGCAACGCGAGGTGATGGAAAGTTATTATGGTAGCACAGAGCAAGAAAGTTTCGACAATCTATGGACAGCAATTAAAAACAATCTTCATAAGTTTGGTCGGTACTCTACATGGTTTTATATGCAGCATCTTTGCCACACTGCTAGTATTGACATTCATCCTACTTCACTTATGCTTAATGATTATGATGGTTCCCGCTCTCATCGTAACGGGTTGTTGTTCGCGTTGGGAAGAGAAGAACAATGTGATACGAAACTTACTGTGGCAGAGTACGCTGATCTTGAAGGACATGGTCAATCAATTCTTTCTGAAATGAGAGATCGGTTTCCGCAATTAAGAGGTCAGTTAGATTTCTTTACAATGGAAACCTGCCTGTGTTCGTTCAAGAAAATCTTTCGTGAGAAACATGGTCGTTATCTTGGTTATTATCTCGATCGCCAGTCTGAAGAGATTCAACAATGTGAATCAGATGGTTGGTATGGAATTGAATGGCAAGTTCTTTGGGATGCCAGAAACGAACTAATTGAAAACTCTCTGGTCGGTCGTAAGAAAATTGACAAAGAAAAGTTTACTTCATTTCTGAATTCAGGTAAGATAGACAAGTTAGAAATGATGTTTAATGATGAGCGCCATTTAGTTGGTTTGGAGGCATTTGTATGAGAAAGATTATCGCTGTGGCAGGACAACCTGGAACTGGTAAAACTACCCTGTTCCGAGAGTTTATGAAGAACTATACATGGGAGAAGCAAGAACCATTGAAGATGCTTCCTGTTATGTACTGTAAGGATCTGGATCTTTATGTTCTGGGTAAATATGAAGAGGGTGAGTTGTTTGCTGGTACGGATCGACTCTCGATGGCAGTCCAACCGATTGCTCAAGAATTCGTCCAGAATTGTAAGTCGAATATCTTGTTCGAAGGTGATCGACTGACCAATTTCAAGTTCTATGATTTCCTGCTAACCCAAGATGCTAAAGTTCAGTTTATCGTCCTAACGGTATCGGACGAAACTATGAAGCAGCGATACAAAGATCGCGGTTCGGATCAGTCCGACACGTTCTTGAAAGGTCGGGAAACCAAGATCGGGAACATACTAAATAATTTTGAGTACATGGATGTGACGACAGTATACAAAAACGAAAACCATGACGATCAAAGGGTTATTCTAGACCACATCGTAGGGGTGTTGTCTTAAATTCAGATTCGGGGTATAATAGTAGTATGAGATACTTACAAACCCTTAATTATGATTTTAATGAATTGCTTGGATTGGAAGGTAAAACTTTCATTCCGAGCGAGGTATTCAATAAAGGTATTAAGAAGGATTTTATATCTTTAAAACGATACCTATCAAAACTTGGTATTACACTTTCATATATCGTAGATAAAAAACTCCGTAAAAGAGACGTAATTGTTTCTGGAGAATTCGATGGTGAAACTGATAAAATCATCGTTTATATTTCTACATATAAAGGTATGTGTAATGTCAATTATAACCGATATAAAAGAATTAAAACAGTTACCGAAATTATTATTACGGTAATGCATGAGTTAATTCATCGTAAACAATACGAATATCGTGGTACATTAAACGATAAACATTATCTGTTTAATCGCACAGGCGATCCTAAATTAGATGAAGAATATGAGTATCATAGCGACACGGACGAGGTTCCAGCATTTGCGCATTGTGCGTATACCGAGTTGAAAATACAAAACCCAAACACTACCATTCGCCAAGCACTACGAAACCGTAAGGCAAAATCGGATGTGGTTGAATTATATAAATCAATGTATAAACCACATAGTGATACAATGATTGAATTTTATAAAGCGTTATTCCGCTGGGAAAGATTATATAATGAGTTTAATTCAAGAATTCAAAAAGCGTGCTGATACCGATGGTATTCCGTTTTTTACTAATGCAGAATGGAAAGAATTTAGAGCGAAATATCCGCAGCAAGATGTAAAAGATGCGTTTGCGGAATATGTACATAAGTACAAAGTTAAATTCCCATTTAAAAAGGCAACACAAGAGAAAGTAAAAGAACTGTTTTTAAAGTTCTATAATACTTCTCATATTGATTGGTTAATTAACCCATCTGTTGTTGCAGAGAAATTCGATTACAAATACAAATATTCCGATAAACCACTCGGTGTTATCGATAAGTCGCACTATTACAATCTGTGCGCTGACTTCTTTCAGCAAGAGAATCGACTTGCGTGTAGTTCCAATATGTCTCCTGCTCCGTTGGAGATTTGGAATGATCTCGAATTACTCAAGAAGATGAATTGGCACTGGTGGCGTGATGGTGCGCTTGAGAAGTCTGATATTGGTCCAGGAACTATCCGTTCTGCATTCCGTCTTGGCACTTATACTGCTACACAATTTAAACCATCTGTTGCAAAGTTTTTATATGAATATCATAATGCTAAAACCATTCTCGACACTTCTTGTGGTTGGGGTGATCGCCTTTGCGGTTTTTATGGAACTCCAAATACGCGACTATACGTTGGTTGCGATCCTAACCCGTTAGTCTGGCAAGTTTATAAAGAACAGTGTGCTGCTTATGAGCAGTGGTTGGGCGGCAGACCAGTCTTTATCGTTACTGATGACTACTTTGAATGTCGTGGTATCAAGACAGTTAAGATTTGGCGTAAACCTGCTGAAGATGTAGACTGGTCACTATATGAAGACACATTTGATCTTTACTTCACTTCTCCGCCATACTTTGAAACTGAGAAGTACGCTGTTGGTTCTGGTGCTGACGATGATCAATCTTGGAGTCGCTATCCAAACTTTGAAGCATGGCGAGATAAGTTCTTCTTCCATGTAACGGAGCAAGTTTGGAAAACCATCAAGAAGGATGGTTACATGATGATCAACATTATCGAACCCGCATCAAAGGGTAAGCGGCATGCTCTATGTGATTCGATGGTCGAGTTCTGCGAAACCTTGCCTGATTGTCACTATGTTGGTAAACTAGGTATGCGTATGATGGGTCGCCCGCATACTGCTGATGTGACTGGTTGCTACATTGAACCTATTTGGACGTTTATGAAAGGTCAGACTGAATATAATGTTAAGAGCGGACTGGAATCATTTATGTAATAAATATACCTGTCAACACATTTATAGGTCTAGTTATGGCAGGGGATGCAATCTTAACAGCACAGCAAGAAAACGGGTCAAAAGTTTTCTTTGAAGCAGTAGTTGAAAAGCGTATATCAGATTCTGGTAAACTCTCCGAAATCGTCAGAAAAGTATATCCAAAGGTAGATTCCTCTTGGATGGATTCCTATGCAAAGCAGGCGACTGCTCTTGTTAAGTTTTTGGGAAGTAATAAAGGATACGCATATTCGCGCGACGAAGCGAATGGATTCATGGTATTCATTGAAACTATTGCAAAACAAAAGTGTGGTGTTACTAATAAAGACCGCTGGAACCCTGCTGATATCTACCTGATTAAGAAAACACACGATGTTAAAGTTCGTCAGAAGATTAAAGAAATCACTGATGGTAAAGATAAAGAAGCAAATCTAAAGGCACTAAACTCTTACATGAAAGAATTGTTGGCAGCAAAAACGATGGTGCCAATCTCTCTTAAAGCGATTAAGAGCAGTACTGCAACTGCCCATGCTGATCTGGCAAACATGGGTGGAAACAAACAAGAACACACATTCAAACTCAAACCAAATTCGGTTAAGTGTATCCTA